TCAGGAAGGAGTATGAGGTTTGTCCGGAGTGCTGTTTAAAAGAAGCCGCTTCATTTTGTTCTGCCTGTTTGTGAGGTCGTATGGCTTATGGGATTGAGCCATAATCAATCCCGATATTATTAAAAATAAAATTATGAAGGAATATGAAAAAAATTTAAGTTTTAGAGATTTAATGTTTTGCGTGTTAATAGCTATAATACTTGTTTTTTCTGTGATTGGATTTATTTCTTATTTTTTCGAAGAAGAATGTTGGATGTTATCCAGTTGATTATAATTAAGATTAAAATTTATGAAAAAATATTTTTTTGCATTACTTAATATATCTTATTTATATTTTGTTTGTTTTTTTATATTTAACTATTTAGTTCCTGATGACTGGTATGCTATGCCAACTGCGTTTGTATTATTTTTCTCTTTTGTTTCTTTATCTTATTATTCGGCTTCATTGTTTTTTGAAGAAGAAGAATAGGTCATTATTATTTGATTAAATAATAAATTGATTACAATTAAGATTGGTGGTATAATATGGGTAATTTAATAAATAAAGAAATAGAGAGGTTAGAATATTTTATTCCTAAAATAAATATAAAGAAAATGATTTCTGCTGATGAGGCATTTACCCAATATTCAGAGAGAGGAATAAAACCTGATTTTTCAAGAATAGAAAATCCTTACCGTTTTTACCAGTTACAAGAAGCAAAAAGATGGCAAGGAATATCTATACACGAAATGTGGGAACAAGGGATATTAGATGGTTCTGTTTCTTATTGGACATTATTAGGCGGAGAAAGTCCTAAAGAAATAATACCGAGAGTTATAGTTAATTTTATGAAAAAAGAAATTTTTAAGGGAAAAGACAAAGATTTGATAGAAAAAACTTATAAAGATATTTTAAGTTATTGGAATTGGTGGAGAAGATTATTATATTTCTTAAATAATAAATTATAATTTGATTACAATTAAAATTAATGGTATAATATAATAAAGGGAAGACCGGACGAAAGACGATAAAAGATATTTTGGCTAACCACGCCACCTAAACAAAAAAAGTCGGCAACTTCCCTTGATTTAAAAATATGAATAAAACAAAAATAGTGTTCGGAACGGTGCTTGGGTTTATGATTTTAGGGCTTATTTTTATGGAATTTAATTTAAAAGGAATGGAAAAAAGGATTGCTTATTTAGAGGGAGAAGTAAACGGGACGGCAGATGAAAGAGTATTATTAGGATTGAAAGATAATGTTTCTAAAATAGATGGTATAAACGAAGAAGTTTATGGGACAAAAGAAGAAAAAATTTTATTTGGATTGACTGATGGAGTATCAAAAATAGATAATATCTATAACGAAGTTTATGGAGTAAAAGAAGAAAGAGCAAAACAAGGAATAACTGATGAAAGAGTTTCGTTAGTAGATTTGATATTAGGTTGGATAAGAGATGTTTCTCAAGGAAGTCAAACTAAATAATTGTGAAAGAACTTATCTTTTATTTTTTAGCTTTTATCGTTTCAATCTTAATTATTACGGGAATTGCTGATTATTTTATAAATAATGTGTTATTAAATAAATGATAAAGAATAAAAGAAAAATAGGAAGACCGACTAAATATACGAGCAAATTATGTAAAGAAATATGCAGTAGAATAGCTGATGGGGAAAGTGTCAGAAGAATAGTGAAGGATGACAATATGCCAAAATCTTCAACTATATTCAGATGGCTACTTGACGAAAGGTATAAAGAATTCTGGGAGCAATACGAAAAATCTAGGAATATACAGGCGGAAAATATGTTTGAAGAATTGCTTGATATTGCTGATGATGGAGCAAATGATTGGTTGAAAAATAAAAATGGATTAATGTTGAACAAAGAGGTTGTTCTTCGTTCTCGTTTAAGAGTGGATACGAGAAAATGGTATCTTTCTAAAGTATTGCCTAAAAAGTTTGGAGAGAAACTTGATTTAACTTCTTTAGGAGATAAGATAATTCCGATATTTGGAGGAGAAAGCAAAAAGGAAAATGTTTGAAAATACCACCGCCACAAAAAAGATATTCGCTTTAAAAAAAAGAATAAGAGCAATAGCGGGGGGAACAGCTGCTTCAAAAACAATAAGCATATTGATATGGCTTATAGATTACGCACAAAGTTCCAATAATGAGATTATCACGATAGTAGCGGAGAGCTATCCTCATCTTGAGGGAGGAAGTATCAGAGATTTTAAAAATATAATGAGTTCTCACGGATATTGGAAAGATTCAAATTGGAATGGTTCAAAGCACTTTTACACTTTCGAAACAAAAACAATTATAGAGTTTAAGAGTATCGATAAACTTGGAAAAGCTCACGGTCCGAGAAGGGATATTTTATTTTTGAACGAAGCTAACTATATAGATTATAATATTGCCGATCAGTTGATTACGAGAACGAGAAAAATAGTTTGGATGGATTGGAATCCGACAATAGAATTCTGGTTTTATACGGAAATGCTCGGAAAAAGAGAAGATATTGATTTTATAACCTTAACTTATCTTGATAACGAAGCTCTGGATGAAAACACTAAGCAAGAAATAGAATCGCATAAGAATAATAAGAATTGGTGGAGAGTTTACGGAGAAGGAAAACTGGGAGAAATTGAAAGTTTGATTTATAAAGGTTGGAGAATGATTGATGAGATTCCTTTTGAAGCGAGATTGGAAAGAAGATGGCTTGATTTCGGATATACCAATGATTTTTCCGCTATTGGAGATGTTTATTATTATAACGGGGGGTGGATATTGAACGAACAGCTTTACAGAAAAGGAATGAGTAATAAGCAGTTAGCCGATTTTTTAAATTCTCTTTCAAAGCCGGAAACAACAATAGTGGCTGATTCGGCAGAACCTAAAAGCATTGACGAACTGAAAGCATACGGACTTAATGTCGTCCCTTGCCAAAAGGGAAAAGACAGTGTTAAAAACGGAATACAGCTTGTTCAAGATCAACCTATATCGGTAACTAAAAATAGTTTGAATATAATCAAAGAGCAAAGGAATTATTTGTGGATGACGGATAAAAACGGAAGAATAATCAACGAAGAAGACCCTAAATGCCTTAACCATCATATGTCGGGAATAAGATATGCTTTATCAACTCTTGGTCGATTAAAGCAGGAAGAAAGTTATTGGGATAGGATATTCCACGATGAACTCCAACCCCAATCGATTAAAAAAGATTTATTAAATAAAGAAAAATAAATAAAAAATATGAATACAGACCCTTATGCCAATAAAGATTTAAGCGGTGTTCCTTTTATCAATCAAAGAGAAAGGTTTGGAGTGGGGAAAAAAATATCCACTCCTAAAATCGATATGCTTATCAGCAAAATAGTCGGAAAGAGTGTTTATATGTCAGACCCTAAACTTATCCAGTTAATAGTTAAGTGGAAGAAAAATAGACCGCAAGATAGCGAAATTCCGGACAATTTTCTCCAAAATCCTAATTTCATAAAAGAATTAAAAGAAACTTTTAAATGAAATATAATATAGTTTCCGGACTGCGAAGAAGCGGAACTTCTCTTATGATGCTTGCTTTGAGGCAATCAGGTATTCCGGTTATAGGTTTGAAATATGATTTGATAGATAAAGAAAGAATAGAGTTTATTCCCTCTAAAGAACAAAAAGAAGGAAATCCTAACGGATATTGGGAAATGGGAGATATTACGACAAAGACAGGAATAACAAAAGATTATTCCGATATAGGAATGGAGGAAGATTTATTGAAAGTAATGTTCGAGTGTTTACCAAAATCAGAACCGCAAATGATAAATAAAGCCATTGTGATATCAAGAAATCCGGACAGCGTTTTAAAATCAATTCTTAAAAACAATAAAATAAAGTTTCCAGAGATGTTTATTGCCGATATCTTGTTCGATATCCTTGATAGTTTTTCTTTTTTAGTGTATAATAATATCAGCTTCCTGAATTTTATTTATGAAAAGATACTTTCTTCTCCCGAAGAAGAAATGAAAAGAGCGTGCGATTTTTTAGGAAATGGAGATTATAATAAAGCGGTTAAAACAATTGATTTGAACCTTAATCGTTCTTGCGGAGATAAATATGAATATGAGGGAATGGATTTATGGCGTGAAATATACGAACTCGCAAAGGAAAATAAAATAAACGGCATTTTAGACAAAGGAAAAGAGATTAGAGAAAAAGCATTAAATTTAATAAATAAATATGATAAAAATAAATTGTGATATTTGCGGAGAAGAAATGTTTGGCAATAAAGATTGGTTTTGCGAGATGATGGTAAAAGAATTGAAACAGGGAATTATGGTCGGAAATGGAGGAAATATATCTTCTCGTCCGGAAGTTTTTGAAAATAGAATTCAATTTTGTAAGAAATGTTATTACGAAAAGGTCGCTCCTTTATACGAATATAGAAATAATAATAATGCCAAGAAAGAAGAAGAAAAATAATGATAATTATTTTGGAACTTTGGAATTATCGGGAAAAACTTTAAAATCAGAAGGAAAAAACATTCAAGAAGTTTTTGATAATTTTGGAATAGAATGGTATAATATAAAAAGCAAGGGAGCAATCACTATAAAATATAAAGATAAGGAATTTATGAAACTTCTTTATATGAAACAATTAAAAAGATTATTTGCCAATAAACTGGGTAAAAATCAATGGGTTAAAAATTTTGAAAGTTTATTTAATTTTTAGAGAAGCCGCCATCGTCAAAAGATGGAATATAAAGATATCTATGACCTCGTAAAATCAGAGGAATCAAACTTTTTCAAACCGATAACTTTGGAAGATGGTTGGGATTGGTCTATGAAAGAACATCTTAGGCGTTCTTTTTTGTATAAACATTCCCAGTTCGAAGAAAATAACGACAATAGGCGAGAAAGACCATTCAAAAATATTATAAGACCTATTCTAAATGCGGCATATAGAACGGAAGGTTTTGATGTCAAAGATATTGAACTTTATGTCGATAATCCCGATATTTATTTTAAGTCATTTTTAGTTGATAAATATCACGATGACTGGGCTTTGGATAATTCCATAGATACCTTTATCGATGAAGTGGTTGTGAGTTATGTTGATTACGGAGGAACTCTTGTTAAAAACTCTGGAGGGATAAGACCGGAAGTAGTTGATTTAAGAACTATTTGTTTTTGCAACCAAAAAGATATTTTGTCCTCTCCTTTCGCTTTTAAATATAAATACACTCCATCGGAATTAAGAAAGATGGCTAAAGAGGGAAAATGGGGAGACGGAGATAAGAAAGCTACAATAAGCGTTGATGATTTAATAACAATGAATAAAGGGGAAAAAGAAATAGAAGTTTATGAAGTTTACGGAGAATTGCCGGCAAATTGGATTGGAATAGATAGCAAAGACGATGTTTTACAATTTCAAATAGTTTCTTTTTACAAAGACGGAAACAAAAAAGATATCGGCAATTCTTTATTCAAATCAAAACTGCCGAAACTTCCTTTTAAGATGTTGAAAAGAGACGACATTAAGGGAAGGGCTTTAGGGTTCGGAGGAGTGGAAGAACTTTTTGAACCTCAAATATGGACTAATTTTTCGGAAATAAAAATAACCGAGATGCTTCAGGCGGCTGCCAAGATTATTCATAAGACAACCGATGCCACTTTTAAAACAAGGAATAATTTAAGAAATATAGACAATAACGAGGTATTGGTTTTGGGAGAGGGAAAAGATATAACCCAGCTCGATGTTTCTCCGAGAAACTTGCCAGTATTTAATGATGCCGTAAAAAGATGGGAAGAACACGCTCAAACTATGGGTTCGGCTTCGGAAGCTCTTTTGGGAGAAACTCCTAATTCGGGAACTCCTTTTAAACTTTATGAAGCTCAAAGCATAGAAGGAAAAGGAATGCATAAATACAGACAGGGACAGATTGCCGTATTTATTGACGAAATTTATCGGGAATGGATAATCCCCCACATTGAAAAAGAAATAACAAAAGAACATACTTTCTTATCGGAACTTTCTTTTGACGAACTTCAAAAAATATCAGAACAGATTGTAGATAACGAAATAAACAAGCTGAATAAAAAGAGAATTTTGAACGGAGAATTGATAGATAAAAATCTAGTGGAAGAAGATAAAAATAAAATAAGGCAGAATTTCTTGAAAGGAGGGAATAAGAGATTTATCAAGATATTAAGTAAAGAGCTTGAAGATGTTTCTTTGAAAGTGAAAACAAACATTGCCAACAAACAAAAGAATCTGGCTCTTTTGACGGATAAAATAGTAAATGTTTTGAGGCAGTTCATTTCCACTCCAGAAATAAGGCAAGACCCTGAGATGGTTAAATTATTGAATACTATTTTGGAGAGTTCGGGAATGTCTCCGATAATGTTTTCTTCTTCGATAATTAAAACTCCTGTTCAGCAAATTCAAGGAAAAGGAGGGACAACCGAGCCATTGACCTCTTTAGCGGAAACAACAAGTCAAAATATACCTCAAACATCATTATCAGCTTAAAATATGATTTCAGACAATTCATTGGAAAAGATAAAATTGATAAGCAACGATAGCCACCTCATTTCTGCCCTTAGAGAGGTTTTTAATGAAGCAATGATAGTTTATACTCCTAAAGTGGAAAAAGGAGAAGGAGACGCAATTTTGGGTCAAAAAATGAGGGCGTATGAGTCGGCTAAGAAGATAATCGAAGAATCTTTCGCTATTATAAACTCTTTCGGTTCTTCTAATGGGAAAAAAGAAGAATTTAACAAATACAGATAATATGTTATAATTATATAAGTCTTGGTTCATTTATGGATATTTAGAAGAGCTTGGCGGCTTCACTAAATGTCCATAAATGAGCTTGAAGCCGCCATAAAGAGGCGGTTTTTTATAATTAAAGGTCGTTAAAGAATAAAAAATGAATAACAATAATAAAAAAATAATTTTATTCAAATCGGTATTTATTTTTATCGGTTTTTTATTGGCTGCTTGGACAATTTACGACAATTTGAAAGTGACGGAAGTTGTTAATGGGGCAGCACCTTCGGGAATGAAAACAGAGGTTGCTTCTTCGACTACGGCTATTCAAGTCGGTCCGCAACAGATAGTCACTCTCTTTAATTCTTCAGATTGCACTTCAAGAGTAATAAGCACTTTTGGCAGAGCCATTACGATATACTTTGCTACTTCCACTTCCGATTCTCCGCACGCTGATCCGTCTATAAATTTTGGACAACTTGTAGCTACGACCACGACTCAAACTCTTGATGCCGGATTATACGGGTGTTCTGTCGTTAGAGCATATTCCGATGCCAGCACGACAATTTCCGTAACGGAATTCAAAGGTTGGAGATAAATTAAAAAATAAATAAATATGCTAAAAGATTTCAAACTACCATCGCTAAAAGAAAAAATAGAAACATTAGAAGAAACAGTTAATGAAAAGGTCGTAGAAATTAAAGAATCAAAAAAAAATGACGAAGAAAAAACTGAAAAAGAAAAAGCTGTTAAAGTCAAAAAAGTTAGAAAATCTCGTAAATAATAAATGGGTTTTTGGAGCGGTAATTGCTTTGGCTTTAGTTGTTATAGCAAGCCCGATTACAAGAGCCAGTGTTTCTTTATGGGATAAAATAGCTTCCGTAGCGGGAGAAACACTCGGACAGAAATTAGCGGGACAAGCGGAAGAACTTGGAACATCGATATCTGATATCTTCGGAGCTTTTCCGGGTCCAGATATTTTCGGTGATTTAAACATCTTCGGCAGTCTGACTCAGGGAGGAGGAAGTTATAACGCCACTTCCACGACAGCAACGACATATACGATAGTGGCGAAAGATTTGGAGAAAGGTTATATAGATTTGATGCTTAACACGGGAGATACCACTTTCACTTTGCCGGCTACTTCAACGATGTTTATGTTCCTTCCTGAAATAGGAAGCGAAAGAACTTGGAAGATTTATAATGCCACTTCGACTGCGGGAATTGATTTGACTTTATCGGCTGGAACAGGAATGGATTTAGTTTCCGCTTCCACGACTTCTTCGATAGTTAAAAATACGGAATGGGTCAATATGACTTGTAAAAGAATTTACTATCGAACAGCGGATAACTTGAATGTTGTTTGCGATTTGGAAAAAGCGGGAGATTACTAAAATTAACAATTAAACAGAGTTGCTTCGCTCTTAAATGAAGCAAAAATATGGAAGAAAATAATTTTGAGAACCTCGACTCTTTAAATGAGGGAAACGAGAACCTTGACTCTTTAAATGAAGGAAATTCAGATGAACAAAATCTGGATGCTCTTAAAGAAAAGAATAAAGATTTAAGCGACAAAAACAGGCAGCTTTTCGAGAGAGCTAAAGACGGAGAAGAAGCTAAAAAAATCCTTCGTGAAAACGGATATGAAAAAAAAGAAGGAAAATGGATTAAAAAAGAGGCTTTAGAAACCAAAAAAGAACCTGAGTCGCAACTGAACGAACCTAATTACGGACAACTTGCTTTTATGAATTCTGTTGGCGTAGTTCATCCTGACGACCAAAAGATTGTCGTTGATGAAGCAAAAAGGATTAAGCTTCCTTTAACCGATATTCTTCAATTAGATTATATAAAATCAAAATTGGAAAATAATAAAACGGAAAGAGAAGTGGCTCAAGCTATGCCAAGAGGAGGAAACGGAGCTTCTGGCAATACCCAAAATGATGTTGATTATTGGTTAAAGAAAGGAGGACTTCCAAAAGACCAAGAATTAGCCGCAAAAGTGGTTGAAGCCAGAATGAAAGGAGATAAAAGCAAAATGAAATTTGATGAAAGTCTTGATTAGGTGGTTGGTGTTCAGTTAATTATAAAAAAATACTTAAAAAATGACAGTTGGAAATACAGTCGTATATAACAAACACGACTACATTACCCGTCTTAGAAATAGGATAAATAAACCTGTTTGCTGGGAAGAAGTTTTAAATGTTCAATACAGCGATGTTAGAACTATCGTCAAGGGAGCAATGACGACCGAGCCATCCGTTCAAACAGGAACTCGTGGAACTTCTTACACTTATCAGACATTTGTGATGCAACAGGACACTTTGACGATAAGCAATTACAGGGTTCTTCCTGTGTTTATCGATGAAGCAGACCGCTATCAGCAATCGTATTCCGACCAGATGGAAATTGCCGATTTTCAAGGCAAAAAGATAAAGGAATATATTGAAGCCCAAATGTTAGCTCAACACGCTTCTTGGACTGATTTCGGAGCAACCGATTTGTCTAATACGGGAGATGACGACACTACCGCCATTACGGTTTCCGCTTCCAATATTGACGATATAATCAGAGCTATCAAGCGAAAATTATATGCCAATAACGGAGTAGATTTTGCTATGGAGAAAGGTATCTTCATCATCTGGAGACCGGGAGATTACGAATTCTTGGAAGCTTTTGTCCAAGCAAACGGATTTTCTGAAGCGGATGTCGCTTTGAAAAATGGCATCCCTGTCGGAATGAGGTATATGGGAGTGGAACATTATCTTTCTACCCAACATACCGCCGGACACTTGTTTGCCGGAATTAAAAAGATAGGAGATTTAGGAATTCTTCGCGGAACATACGGGAAAGCTAAGTTTATCGAAGACCCGAACGCTACTTCGGGACTTGGAATTATCTCTCGCGTGGACTACGGATGGGAATTCTGTGGAACTTCAAGTTACTACAAAGAATTTCTTATCGATGTGAATGTGGCATAGTTAATTTCCCCGCCCTTTACGGGTGGGGCGGAGCAATCAAATAATGATTTTTCCGCTTCACCCATAAAAAATGACAATATCGGAAATAAACACTTTAACAAGGTTTTTAACAAATACTTCAAGCACTTCTTTGACGGATGCTAATTTGCTTATTCTTGCCAATAAATACTACGAGGAAGTTGTGGGAACGATATTAAGAGAAACTGCCGGAGGCAAGTCTCCTTTTGGAGATTTCAATTACACCGCTTTTCCCACTTTTACTATCAATATGGTTTCCGGAACTCAAAGTTATAACTTGACTGGATGGGGAACGTCTGATGATTCTACCGCCTTAATTATTATGGGACTGGAAGTGAAAGATAATAACGGAGATTGGCATCCTTTAAAAAGAATTACTTTTGATTATGTGGAAAATAATGGAGGACAATCTGAATATCAATCTGACAACGGACTGCCTAATGAATATGAACTGCGGGATAATTTGATTGTTTTATATCCTGCTCCAAGTTCCACTTACGTAACGGTGACAGCGGGATTAAAATTATTCTTTTTGAGAACAGCGGATAAATTTACTTCAGCGGAAGTGACTACCGGAACAAAACAACCCGGATTTCCTTCTCCTTTTCACGATATGTTGGCTTACGGGATGGCTTATGATTACGCTCTTTCAAAAAACATACCGACTGCAAATGCTCTTTATTCGCAATATCAAAGAAAAATGAACGAATTATTAAAATTTATCGGGAATAGAGATCAAGACACTCATTATTCCATAACTCCCATAAGGAGATGTTTTAGATAATGTTTGGAAAAAACGCCATATCAATAAATTGGAGAGATTTTATAAGAGGGATGGCATCTTCTCCAGAAATAAATGACGGAGGTTTTTCTCCGGAATCAAGCCGGCTTAATCTCATATCGGAAAGAGGAAAATTAAATATTGAGGGAATGGAAACTTCTAAAAGCACCGGACTTGAAGATGCTATTATCGCTTCTTGCGAAGACCCGACTTACACGGGAAAAGATAGAGTATTTTTAGACGATACCGGAAATTTTTATTCATATAACGGAACTGCTCTGACTAAAGAAGATACCGCTTCTGGAGATTTATTTACAAGAGGAACTACCGATTTTGTAGCTTGGTATAATACGACTGACGGACTTCAGTTTTATGCCACTACGAAAGCGGGAGCAAACGGAGATATAGTCCAATGGAATAAAACTTCCACTCTGGTTGAAAATTGGTGGAGTGCGGCAGGAGAACTCAATCAGGGAGCTTTATCGGCATTGACCGCTTGGAGACCGCTTCTTGTTTTTGAAACATATTTGTATATCGGAGATAAAAATAATCTTCATCGGGTAAGAAGCGATGGAACTACCGTTGATAATTCCATTCTTTCTTTGGATTACAATAAAACCATATCGGCTTTAGGGATAGACCCTTCAAGCGGAATGATGCTTATTGGAATGACGACAGGAGTTGATTATTCGGCGTCAAGAAATGGAAAATCATTTATCGGAGTTTATGACGGATATTCTAATAAATTAAGAAAGATTGTGGAAGTAAACGGATTGATTACCGCTTTTAAAACGGTTGATGGAAATGTTTTTGTTTTCTATGGAAATAAAATAGGAATATGGACTGGTTCAAGCATAAAGTTTTTAAGAGAAATGGATTTTGATATTGGAACTGCCAATTATTTGGTTTATCCGCACAGAGTGGAATCGATAGATAATACTCTTTATTTTTGCGGTAATCTTGATGAAATATGGGCTTATGGAGAAATAGTGTCTTCTCAAGGAAAAGTTTTTTATAAAGTGGTTGATGTTAATGGAGATACTCTTGCCTCTATTATGAATGTTGGAGGAAACAATCTTGGTTTTTCTTATCTTCATTCCACTAGCAAGTATTTTTCTATTTTGAACGTGACTTCCAGTTCCGGAGTAACGAGCGGAGCTTCTTATTTTTATTCAAGACGTTATTCTTTTGATAGACCAATTATGATTCGAGGGATAAGAATGTTTTTCGGTTCTACTATCACAACCGGTTCTGCGGAAATAGGGCAGGTTTCTATAATTGATGACGGAGGAACTACCACTCTTATCAAAACAATAACTCAAGATGCTTCCGTTACTCAGAAGGTTGTCGATACTGAAGATATAGGAATAAAAACATCTATTTTTCAATTAAAATATCTGATGGAACACTCTTTGTCGGGAGTGGAAAAGATTTTGATTTATTATGATGTCGCAGAATGAAAATGAATTATTAGCCAAATTAGAGGAAACTAATGATAGAATTTATGAACTTGAAAGAAAAATTAATTCTTTTGAAATTTATATTGATATTAAAAACATTTTTGGCAATATAAAAACAATTACCGCAGCGGCTGAACTTGCGAATGTATTAGCAAATGAACCAAATAACTTTTACGACCAAATTTTTATAGATTCAGCCAACTCTCTTTTATATATTTATGACAAAGTAAATAAAACTTGGGAAAATATAACTATCAATCCATAAAATGACTAACGAAGAATTATTAAAACAATCAACAGAGGTAGCCACTAATGCCGCCAAAATAGCGGGACTGCCCGAATTTAAGCCGGGATATGCCATTACAGGGAATGATTTAGCCCCTTCTTCAAGTATTGATATTACTTATCCGGAAAAGAAATATCTTCCGAGTATAAAAAATATCAATGCGGATATTATTTCTCCTTCTATTCCAAAAAATGATTTTTCCGCTTCTACTAATATGAGCGAACTGGAAAATTTAATTTCAAAAATAGAGGGGAAAGAAGCAACTACGCAAAGCAGAATAACTCAAGCCACTTCTCCAGTAGTGGATGAAATAAATAAATTGAATACCCAAATAAAGATGCTCCAAGCCGACCAAGTGGAAAAAGAAGAAAGAGCGAGACAAGCGGGAGAAACTACCGGATTTTCAACAGGAGAACAATCAAGAGAAAATGCCGAATACACGGCAAAAGCTTTAAGATTATCGGCTACTGCGGAAGCTTTAAAAGGAAACTATGAGCTGGCTAAACAACAGGCGGAATCGGCAATCCAATCTGAATTTTCTCAATTAGAGGCGGATTTAAGAACAAAGAAAGCTAATATTATAAATAATTATGATAATTTCACTTCTTCTGAGAAAAAACAAGCGGAAGTTTTGCTTTTAAGATTAGACAGCCAAGACCAATTCGTCCAATCGCAAAAAGAAGAAAGAAAAAATATTTTTAGCGTTCAGCAAGATGCCATTAAAAACGGAATTACAAATGCCGATGTTTTACAGCAGATAGGAAATGCCGGAACAGCGGAAGAAGCTAATAATATAATGGCGGTAAACTTACCAATAAAAGCAGAAAAATTATCTACTTCCATAGTGGATGTGGAAGGCAGGAAGTTATTAGTGGATACACAGACAGGAGAAACAATTAAGGATTTAGGAACATCTGATTCAATAATATCTTCCGACCCATCTATAGATTATTATTCTCAATTACTTTCAGAAGGTAAGATTAATGTCTCTAATGTCCCACAAAAAATTAGAAATGCTGTTATAACTGCTTCAAAAGGAAATATCAATGCTAGACTTTCCGATACGGCTATAACAAAAATAAATGATACCAATTATGCTATTACCTCTTTACAAGATTTAAGAGCAAAAATACAAACTAACATAGACCAAATCGGACCAATAACAGGTTTGGAAGCTCTTAATCCTTGGTCTGAAAAAAGACAACTACAAGCCGATATTGATAGGGTTAGGCAAACGGTAGGTAAAGCTTTAGAGGGAGGAGTATTGAGAAAAGAGGATGAAGAAAAATATAAAAAGATTTTAGCCACTATAACTGATACTCCAGAAACAGCTTTATATAAAATTGATGCTCTTATTTCGTCAATACAAACAAATATAGAAGATTATAAATCATTACAATCTTCCTCTGGGAAATATGTTCCAAATTCGAAAGGAATATTATCCCCAGATGAATTAAGAAATAAATATAACTACTAATATGTTGCCAGAAGATAAAAGGATACAACTTGATGGAATAGTAAATAAAATGACTCAAAATAAAGAATCAGATGATACTATTCAATTTGTAGTTGATGATTTTAAAAAAAAATATGATACTTCTCCAATTTCAACTGCTATAACCACTCCTTCTGACCAAATTGGAAATCCTTTATTTCCAGCTAAGAGTGATGAAGGAGTTTTGACAACTGCCACTAAAACTATCGGGAATATTCCAAGTTCAGCAGTCGGTTTTGCTAAAAATCTTTTTGATTTCTTTAATCCTCTTAATACTTTAGAAAAAGTATCTCAAATTCCAAGTGAAGCTAAAAAACTAACCGAAGAAGCGGGAGGAATAATTCCTGCCGCTAAAGCATTTACAAAAGAACTTCCAAAAGCAACTTATGAAACATTAGTCCCTTCTTTTATGAAAAATTTGTTTTCTGGGAAAATAGATGAAGCCAGAAAAGATGTAGAGAATGACCCTGTAGGACAAATTGCTCCGTTAATTATGTTAGGGAGAGGAATGGCGGAAAAAATGGGTAAAGTAGTAGAATTTGATAATGCTATTTCTACTGTTGCTAAACCAATAACTAAACCGATAGGAATACTTAAAAAAGGAGTTGGAGAAGCAACCAGTCAAGCATTAGGCGTTTCTACTGGAGCTGGAGCTTCTTCTATTAAAGAAGTCTTTGGAGCGGCTAAAGAAGGAAATAAAGCTCTTACTGACTTGACTAAAGCGATGAGAGGAGAAATAAGACCGGAAGATATAATCCAAAACGCTCAAGATATAGTTCAAACGATAAAAGATAACCGCAGAACTTCTTATATTTCTGATTTAAAAAAGATTGGAGAAGATAAAACTACTCACGATATTTCTCCAGTTATAACGGAACTTAATAAACAACTTAATAATTTTGGATTAACTGATGAATTAGGAGTAGTAAAAGAAAAAAATGGAATTCTTGATTTCAGTCGTTCTTCTGTCGCTAAAACTGCTTCCGCCAGAACAGATATTCAAGGAGTTTATGAAACTATTAAAGATTGGGGAACTAAAGCAGGAGATAGAACTGGTATTGGTTTAGATTTACTAAAAAAACAACTTGATGATTTTTATTCCCCCAGTTCTCAAGCTCGTTCTTTCGTTCAAGCAGTAAAAAATAAAGTTTCTGGAATTTTAAATAAAGAAGTTTCTGGATATAAAGAAATGGTTTCTAAATATGGAGAAACAAGTAATTTACTTGATGAAATAAAATCAGCCACTGGAGTAGGAACAAAAGCAAAATCAGACACTATTTTTACAAAGATAACTACCGCCATGAAAAGAGATAATCAATTCAGATTAGATGTTTTAAAAGAAATGGAAATGGTTGATAAAACTTTAATGAATAAAATAGCGGGAGCTAATTTAAGTTCTTGGATGCCGCAAGGTTTAGTAGGAAGATTTGCTGATTTTGGAGCAGTTGTCAGTGCTTTATATGGAGTAGTAAATCCTCGTTATATACCGATGATGTTAATGACTTCTCCAAGAATAGTAGGAGAATTTTTAAGGACTTCTGGAATGGCAACTAATAAAATATCAACCATAATAAACTATCTTAATAAAATTAAGAATGTTGGCGTTCCTTCTTCGCTTGGCGCAACTGTTCAAGAAAATCAGAAGAGGAAGAAATAAGATTTTCTTTAAATGAATTAAAATCAAAAATAATCCAAATAGATAATACTAATATAATAAATTTAATCATATTTACATTATACCACCATTAAAATTAAATGTCAATAGTATGGAAGAAAATTACAACAAAAGAGAATTAGACCTTCGTTTTGACGATATTCGAGATAACTTTGGCTTAATAAATAAAAAACTGGATAATATCGATAAAAAAGTTTCCGATACTAATGGAAAAGTGGCGGATGTGTTGATATGGAAAGCAAAGAGAAATGAAAGGGAAAGAATAATTTATATATTAGTCGGTGTTTTGGTTCTTCCTGTCATTACTTGGATTATAACCAATATAATCAATATCAATCAAAACATAGCGACTGAAGTTAAAAAGGGAGTTGAGTCGGAACTTTCTAAATATGAAATAGAAATAAATAAATGAAAATAAAATTAACAATAAAAAATAAACCGAAACTTATTTTAAGGAAGAAAAAATATAAAATTGTTATTCCTAAAAAAAGAGAGGTAAACTTTAAAAAGGTCGCCTAATGTGTTATAATTGAAATAAGATGCCATATAAGGTAGTTAAAAAAAGCGGAAGCAAACCTTATAAGATAATAAAGACAACTACGGGGAAGATAGTCGGTTCTTCCACTTCTAAGAAGAATGCCAAAGCAAGTGTTAGAGCCAGATATTGGGCTGAAGGAAAAAAGAAATAATAAAGATAGATTTATAAAATAATAAAAGAAGCCGCCAATTTGGGCGGTTTTTTATATATGAATGAAATAAGTTTAAGAAAAATAGAGCGTCTTCTTAATCTGATGGATGAAGACGCTTTAACCAGAAAAGATTTTAACTCTTATTTTGAAAAAGTGGTTAATTTGGTTTTGAAGATGAAAGAGGAACAGAAAGCGGTCATAGCAGGATTGGAAAAAGTTTTTGATTTGGCGATAGATAAAATAAAAACAGAACATAATGGATTTGTTTCCGATGTGGGAACAAGAACAAAAGAATTTGATTTCAATGTAAAAAGAAAGATAGAAGAACTTATAAAAGCAAAGGAAGATTTATTGGAAAGCAAGGAAGAAATGGTTAATTTTGTTTCCGATAAGATAAATGAAATGGAACACAAAGTTTCTTTATTAAAACCGGAAAAAGGAGAAAAAGGAGAATCGGGAAATGTTATTACTGAAAATGATATTTTATCGGCAATAGAAAAATCAGATTCCATTAAAAAATTTAAAGAAGATTGGGACAATAAAGTTCAACAGGCACTAGTAGCAAGAGGAGGAAGAACTGGTTTTGGCGGAGGAAGCCAAATTCTTCATTCTTTAAGGGATATTTCAACGGATACCTCTCCTCTGATTACCGGTTCTGTAAATGGAGCAAACACTATTTTTTATCTTCCAAAGACACCGAGAAAAAATGGATTGTCTTTATACCATAACGGAGTAAGACAGCACGAGGGAACAAGCAATGATTATACATTATCCGGAAACAAAATAACTTTTAATACTGCTCCTATTACGGGAGACAGATTGGTTGCTGATATAGATTACTAATGAAAAAATATATTTTATCTTTAATAATTGGTTTTGTTATTATTCCTGTTTTTGTTTCGGCTGGGTTTTTTGATTGGTTTGATTGGAGTAAAAAAGAAAAAACAGCAAATAATGAAAATCTGGGAGCGGCTACTATTGTCGGAGTAAGGCAGGGAGGAACAGGAACTGGGGGTGTTCCCAGTTTAGGAGATATTTTGGTTGGGACTTCCGATGGAAAATATGCTCCACAAGCCACTTCCACTCTCGGTATTTCAGGAGGAGGAGGTTTTGCCACCACTTCCGCAGATTATTGGCTGACGACAAAAGATACCGATGACTTAACGGAAGGTTCGACTAATTTGTATTGGACGGAAGCAAGAGGAGCTGATTTGTTTGAAAAAATGACTCTTGGAGCATTGGCGGATGTTTCCACTTCTACGCTTGCTATCGGGCATATAACAATGTGGGACGGAAATAATTGGCAGGATTCAGCTACTTCTTCTCTTGGAATTTATGGCGGTTCAAATACGCAGGTAAACTTTAATGATGGAAATACTTTAGCCGGAGATCCTAATTTCACTTGGGATAAAACAGCGAATAGATTGACTTTCGATTATGCCACTATTACATCGGCTTCCATTTCTGATAATTTATCGCTTGGAGACGGAGATGAGTCGATACCTTCTCTTACTTTTGGAACTGGTTTTAGTAACGGAATTCATTTGCAAGCTCCAGGCGTAATAGATGTTAATGTCGGAAATCAATTTAGAATCGATATCGGAGGAGAAGCGGCTATTTATGATTTTCAATCCACTCAATTATTGCCTTTGCCTGATAACAGTATTGCTTTAGGAGGAACAAGCAATAATTTTTCTGATTTATTTTTAGGAGACGGAAGTGTTATAAATTGGAATAACAGCGATATTATTTTAACCCATTCTTCCAATGTTTTGACTTTAACTGGAGGAAATTTGATTGTTCCGAGTGCTACTTCTACAGGATTTTATACGACTTCTTTTGGAATAAATAGCGAATATTTTAACGATTTAACAGGAACTGGATTGGTAAATACGGATGGAGTTTTAACTTTGCAGGCGGGAACTTTAACGAATGGAAAGGGATGCAAATATGTTTTAGGGACAGGTTTTGTTTGCGACCAAGATTATTTGACTGGAAACCAAACTATCACTCTTTCGGGAGATGTTTCAGGAAGCGGGGCAACCGCTATCACAACCGCTATCGGAAACGATAAAGTAATTCCTAATATGGTTCATTCTGCGGGACAGACAGACGAGTATTGTTTGACCTACGAAGCGACAGGGACGACTTGGGAATGGCAAACTTGCGGGAGTGGAGGGGGGGTTGATTATCTTGCCGCTATCGGAGATGTTTCCACTACTTCTCCTACGGTAGGATATGGTTCTTTGCTTGGTTGGGACGCTAATAATTCTATTTGGACTGATTTTGCCACTAATACTTTAGGGATAACGGCAGCAGCGGGTGGTTCTGATACGCAACTTCAATACAACAATGGAGGAACTGCTCTCGGAGGAACTTCCGCTTTGACATATAACGATACTTTAAACTTCTTGGGAATTGGAACAACCACTCCTTCCACAATTCTTTCCGTTTATGGAACAACTACTTTAGCCGGAATGGGATATCCTTTGGAAGTGTGGAATAAAACGGACTCTACAAGCAATCAAGTAGCTCATTTTTTAGCAAACCAAAGAGTGACCCCCGCAGATAACGACCAAGGATATTTAAGTTTTTATGGACAGACGGATACTTCGGGACAGCAAGAATTTGGAAGAATTATTTGGGAAATGGATGATGTAACGAATACGACAAAAGATAGCACTTTGAGATTTTACAATATGATAAATAATAGTTTGACCGACGGAATGGATTTGGTGGGAAAAGATTTGACGGTGAATGGAATAATCACGGCAAGTAATGGTGGATTACAATCCTCAGCAATTACTGGTGGAAAAGTTGGAGAAGCTAGCACTATCTCAAGTAATAATATATTTGCTGCGACAAAAACCGTATGGTCTTCAAGTAATTCTTTTTCTCTTTTGTCCGCAACAACTAATGGTTTTGTATATGCTGCAAATCCCAATGTTACTCTTAGTGCAAGTCGTGCTTATTCTACAATGATAATTGGTAATTTAGGAACTACAAATGTAACCGAAGCTACTTCTGGAAATCATCCTTTGATTTCTCAATTAGCCATCAAGCCAACTTCGATTACCGCAGGTGCCGCCACCGTTTCCGACACTGCCTCTCTTTATATAGAAGGAGGAGCTACTACTACCGTTGTTTCCGGCAAGAATTACGCCTTATGGGTGGATAATATCAATCCAATAGCCGGTTCTTTATCCCGTTTTGACGGACAAACTGAATTCGGCACTTCTTCTCCTTCCGGAATGGTTACTTTATGGGGACAGGGAACAGGCACTGACCCCCTCCTTAATATCGCTAATTCCGCTTCTACCACGCTTTTTACTCTGCTTGATAACGGAACATTCACTTATGGCACTCCGTCAATTATAGACGCAGGAGGGGCTACTTCTCTTGAAATACCGAATGGAGCATCTCCATCTATGACTGCTATCGGACAAATTGCTTTAGACACAACCGCCAATCAAATACTTTTCGCCACTTCTACGACTGCCAATTCGGAAGCGGTAATAAGAACAGTAGAAAAGATTTTTGCTTTTGATATTGCTTCCACTTCTCCTCAATTTGCCGAAGGATCGGTATTAGGACTTCCTCTGGAGGAAGCATATTCAGTCAAAGAAATAAAATGCTATGTAACAAGCGGAACTTCCAAAGCCATCACTCTATTTGGAACAAGTTTGACTTGCGACACAGACGGGGCTTCTTCCACTTCCATTCTCACTCCGGCATCCGCTGAAGACGCTATTAATAATATCACTATGGGAGCGACTGTCGGAGCGGTAGATAGAGTAAAAATTACTATTTTAGGAACTTGGACGAGACAATGAATTTTATAAATAAATTTTGGAGGTGGATATTTGCTCTTCTTGTCGGAGGAGTGGTTTTAGCAGCTAATATACAAACTCCAGAATTATCCGTTAAAGAACAACTTACCGGCAAAAACCAAATTGAAAAAGCCAACATCAAATCCACTGAAATCGCTAAATTAGATTTGCGAGGTCAATTTACTTCGGGCGATTACACGATTGAAATAACTTCACCGATTACCAAGATTGACGGGGGGATAGAGTTTTACGCTAAAGCGTGGGATAAAAAAGGAAATCCGATTGGTTTTGGCAAAGATAATCTCACGGAAACCGAGCGGTTCAGGATATTTAATCCGCCTATTATGGTGCCAGACGGAACAAAGAAGAATGAAACAATTACTTTAGGGGGGAAAGAGAAAGTAATCGAAGTTGATAATTTTAGGGAAGATTTAGGGGAAGCAGTAAAACAGGTTTTAGCTCACACGATTAGCGTGTCGGGAAAACCGAACAAGGACATCGTGAAAGGAAGCGTGGGGCATACTACTGATACTTTTTATGCCGCAGAAGACGGTTATGTGGCAAAAACAGGAACTTCTTTAACTTGGGATAATTTAATAATCGCGGCTGGAACAAATGTTGATAGAACTTCTGCTTCTACTGTTCCTATGGGAATACACTCCAGTGCTACATCGGGACAATTTAATGAACTTTA